TGCCTTGACCAACTTGGCTACGAAATCATAATGACTCTGGCGTGACTTGAACACAGCATTACCACCTTGAAAGGGTGGTATCCTTACCTTTATAGACCACAGAGCCATATTTAGGGTGGAAGAGTGCCACCCATTATTTTTTACAGAATAACTTCTGTTTTACCTTCAAACTTAGTATTTAAAGCACGAATCTCAGCAAGCTTCTTACCGATTTCTTCCTGAATCTTAGTAGCGAAAAGTTCAACTTTTGCCTTGCCAAGTTTCTCAACACTATCAAAAGGTGCTTTGACTTCTGATTCTGGAATCTTTGTAACATCTACAGAGAATGTAATGTGAAGGTTTTCATCTACAACAAATGACTGGTTGATAATATCTTTTAATTCAACAGAGATAATAGTTGAATCATCAGCTTCACTATCAGTTGTAACTGGATCTCCATTAGAGTCGGCTTTCATATTAGATTTAAAGGATATTTTAGAATATTCGATTGTTCTGACAAAATTATGTAGCATGTCTTTTTCAGTGGCAGCATCAGTATCCGATGTACCTAATTCTGCGACAGAAATATCTACACCAATAATATTTTCATCAATAGTTTTGCTAATATTTAATTTCATGAATTTGTACCCTCACTTTCAGTTTCATTTGCAATTACCTGTTTATATCCGTCTCTAATAGCCATAAATAAATCACGCAATACTTCTTTGTCAATAGAACAATCTAAATTTGATGTATCAAACTGTGGATCACTTACTGAAAAATCTAATGTCCCGTCATCCCGTGGCACGAACAAAATTTCCACATTGTTGTTCAAGAGCAAAGTAATAGAATCTATCTTTTCACCATTATTGGATGTAACTTTACGAACCTGTCCAACTTTTAACGGCTCTTGCTCAATAATCAATCTACTTGCCATTATATGTACACTCCTTTCTTTTATTTTTTCGTTTTCCTTTTAATCATTAGGTGTTAGGTGGGATTTGAACCCACGATATTCAGAACCACAATCTGACGCTTTAACCATCTAAGCTACTAACACAGCGACTCTATTGGGAATCGAACCCAAATCTTCCGATAGACAGTCGGATATAATCACCTTTATACTATAGAGCCAAGTATAATCAGCATAAAGCACTAACTAGCTGATATTGCACTGTACACATCCAGTTATTTAGAATAGAAAGTTAGACAATCCATTCATGCTTACTGATTATTTTTTCACATATTTTCAGTCTTCGGAGTAAAGACCTCTCGATAAGGTTTCATGTCTCTTGTCCGACAATTCGATATTTCCATTATAAAAATCAGAAAAGACAGTTTGCCATTTCTTACAAAACTCCGTGGATAGTTTTACTCTTTTAATATTATAAAACCAAGACTAGGTGCAAGCACCTCTCCAAGTAAAATCTTAACGATTTTGTTCATAAAGGTTCTCATTAACGCAGAGAAGCACGAACATCTTCTCATTTCTAAGGCTGAGAGAAACCGATAATCCTAGATGTTGATAGGAAAGATATACTGCATTAAGGTTTCGTGTGCACTAGAGTCGTTATATAGTCGGCTCTACCAAAATACAGCAGTAGGACTTACAATGCTACATGAATAGCAAATGCCAAGATGTGTTAATCGTCTACTAAGGCAAGACCTCTCCTTGTGCCAAAATACAATGTTATGTACATCGTGAAACAACACCACCAATGAGCAGTAAGCAGTGGGAAGTTTTAGACCGTTCCAAGGTCAATAATTTCGCAAACCGACCTTTATATTTATGTCACATATCGGTCAGTGACAGCTCACTTTTAAAAATCTATCAACGGATTGACAGACCGCCATCACTTCCTTTTGGATGTGAGCAGCTTGTTATGTCTATTTATTCTCTACATTGTCGTCACCTCTCGGCTCAAATATCACGTTACTATGCTTTCTTGTTAAGATTGAGTTGTTGATGTTAGACGAAAGCTTCATCGGCATCTTCTGTGTCCTCACGGATGACATACATCTGAGTTGTTTCGGAAGATTCGTGTCCCAAAAGTTTCTGTGCAGTTTCCAATGCACGATGGTCATAACATACCAGATTGGTTGCACGACTTCTCCGGAAATTATGTGGAGTCGTTCTCCTGCCAACAATTTCAGAAAATTCATTTATGCACCAATCATTGAATGCACTATATCCAATCTGTCGTACCTTTGAACCATCTTTAGTTTTTACGACAAACATATAAGGGCAATCATCATCGCCACGCACTTCAAGCCATTTCTTTAATGCGTCCATTACATCTTGTCCAAACTGCAATTTTCTAACCTTACCAACGGCACTACGTCCCTTGCAACGAATCTCATGTGTTTTGTAAGAAACAGATTCTACTTCTTGTTCTTTACCATCTTCATCGACAATTGTTACAATTTTCCTCTTAGGCTCATAATTAACAACCTCTTTGAGCAACTGTAAACTCTCTGCATGTCTGCATCCTGTAGAATATGTAAACTTTACATATGCTAATTTTTGCCATTCTTCACGTTCAGCCAATACAGAACATAAGTTATCCATTTCATCAGGCGTTAATGGTTCTTTTGCAAAAACCTTACCTGTTTTTGGCACTTGCATCTCAGCAGTTACATAATTACGGAACGTAGGATAGTCCTCATCGTAGAAATTCTCGATGAATTTATTCAATGCACTGACAGAAGACTTTTTAAATTTAATTGCAGCTTCAGATAGCCCACGATTAGCAAGAAAATTCATATAGCGAAGAAATTCTTTCTTTCTAATTTCTATGCAGTTTTTGTTATTTAGGTTATTTTTAACCCATACGAAAAATATCTTTAATGCAGACCTATAAGCATGTAAACTATGCGGTGAAAGATGAGTCTGATTACTGAGGTAATCTTCAACCATATTTCTATTAAACTCATTAACCTCTGCCCATTCCTCATCTGTAACTGGATCTAATTTATCTGCTATTTTACCATTCAATAATCTCACTTCCTTTCATATATAAAAAAGAAGTAGGATAGTGGTAAACTAAGCTACTTCTTTCAAATATTTATCCATTCTTCTTCTGTATATTTTTGTATTTCTGATACTTTTCTTGGTAAATTATATTTATCACACCATTTTCGTATTGTATTGTCACTAACATTATACATATCGCCAATTTGAGTAAACGAGGTAGATCTTATCAATTCTTTTAAATTATCTCGTGAAATTATATTATATAATTTTTCTATTCTCTTTTTGTTATAACAAGATTCACACATTGTAGATGTTGAATTCATTAAATTTGTTTTACAACATGGACAAATAATTTTAACTCTATTAATATATTTTGTTTTTGCATTTTCCCTCTTATGCTTGTGTGAGCAAGAAACACATAGTCCACTTTTGCTATGACTGCTAATTTTTATACCACATTCGCTACATACTAATGTTGGCTCTTTTGCTCTTTTGGAATTATATACACCAAAATTATCTGTCATACTATGACAATTGGGACATAATATTTGCAAGTTTGATAATTCGTTATTATCATGATTGCCATCAATATGATGCAATTGTAATTTAACAGGTTTTCCTAGCCATTCGGATATACCACATAATTCGCATTTACTTTCTTTGTAACCGAATTCAATCAATTTATTTCTTAATTTATGACTATTTGTTTTTGTATTTCTATGTAATTTCGATTCAATATTATATTCTGAACATAAAGACATTTTTGCCATTTGTTGTTTATATAATTTTCTGTTTTCTTCAAATTTAGAAGTATCTAATTTATATTCTTTTATGATTCTTTTTAACGTATTTGTACTACTTGATGAATTTATACCTGCGACTCTAAGAATTTCTGTATATGTATTTCTTGAATCTAGCAAGCTTTGTAATTGTTCAGGTGAAAAATTATATAATTTACTCGCCATTATATTCCTCCAATCTATTAATTTATTGAAGGTAGAGATAAACTTTATGTTTATAATTCTCTTTATTAATCAAACAGATTAACCTAGTCCTCCCACTTGGTAATGCTCCAAGCCGATCCGAAGACGACAGATTTACAGTCTGCCCCACGTCTTTAGTGGTCTATGAGAGGATACAAAAAGAGTGTGTAGCATACACCACACACTCTAAATAATCTAAAATCCAAAAGCCTTTAACATTTTCTGAATATCTTCATGACTTAACTCATCGCTAGAGTAGTAAGAATAACTCATATAAAAGTCGCCATCTGACTTACTAGCAGTAAATCCGTGAGTATTTCCATCTTCGTCTTCAGAAGTATGTAAATAAGTTTCATCATGTGAAGGACAGTTCTCACAATCACCATCGCAATCGCAATCATTATATTCATTGCCAATTTCTACTTCATATACCTCATCAGCTTCAATCTTCGGAATAATCTTAGAATTACAATCATCAAAAATATATACGACATCGGCTTCAACAAAGATATACTTGTCATCTCTCTTTACAGGTTCGCACCAAATTTCATCATCTAATAAGCTGATAACGAAAGCATCATCATAACCATCATATTCAACATCTGCAAGTTCAGTAATGTATGCAATACCATATCCGATTCCAATAAGTTTACGAACAATCTCTTTTGCGTCTTCATACTTTGCAATAACATCTACTGAATTATATTCGTCATTAGATTTCACTCTGTCGTATACATCTGACATGACACAGGCAAAATCTTCATAGTCTTCAAAATGTAATGTTTTTATAATAATCACGACCTTTCAAATTAGAGCTGCTTTGCTGACTTGCTCATCTTAAATGTGATTTCCTGATGAGCAGGAGTTACGTATGTTTCGCCAGCTCTTTCACCTAACATAATTTTACCTGTTCTTTCAGGTACGTCCTTAACCTTAAACTTACCAAGCTTACCTACAGGAATCGACTCTGTAGTATCCTTCTTTAATGTATCTGTAATAACCTCTGCATAAGTATCAAGGATAACAGCAATATCACCCTTCTTAGCTCCTTCAATTCTTTCTGCGATT